CTGTTCACCGGCACGAGCGTCAAGATCGACGGCATCTACTTCCACGAATTCCGGCATGTGCCGAACACGCGGCTGGCGCCGTCGGGTTCGAAGTACGGCGCGACGGGCACGGTGGACGGCTGCCAGATCCTGTTCTGCGGCGCGCAAGCCATCGGCATGGCCGACATCGGATCGCCTGAGTGGGTGGAAAAGGGGTTCGATTACGAAAACCAGCAGGGCATCAGTGTCCAGAAGATCCTCGGCTTCCTCAAGCCCCAGTTCTACACGCAGTACTCGGGCGGGACGGTCGAAGATCACGGCATGATGTCCATCTACGTCGCCCAGTAACGCGGACGCGAACCGGACCCATTCAGGAGAAACGACATGGCAAAGAAAACCGCGACGCGCTCGGCTCAGTGGCCCCTGCTCGCCGAGTTCTACTGGAACTACAACGACACCGTCGTCGACATCAACGGCGCCACCAAGGACCTCTCGGTCTTCGGCACCGCGATCGTCTTCGATGCCATCAACCTGCCGCCGGGTGCGATCGTGCAGGGCGGTGAGCTGGTGACGGAGACCGCCGGTACGGGCTCGACGGCGTTCACGATGTCGGTCGGCGACTCGGGCAGCATCACGAAATACCTGGGCGCGACCGACAAGGTCGCCGCCGCGCGCACCGCGCTGGTCCCCACCGGTTACGTCGGCACCGGCGAGAACATTCGCCTGTCGATCACGCCGACGGTGGCCACCGCCACAGCGGGCAAGTGGTCGCTGAAGGTGTGGTACTGCATGCGCGACAAGGCGAACGAAACTGTCCCCAGCTGATCGGGCGGACGTGGCAGAATAAAGGGGGACTCCGGTCCCCCTTTTACCAACTACTTTCAGGAGCACTGCGCATGGCGATGTTCACGCTGCACCGGAATTTCATTCTGCGGACCAACAAGGGTCACTCGATCAAGTTTGTGAAGGGCGTGGCTACTTGGGTTCCGCCTCTCTGCACGGAAGACGTGATCGCGATCGGCGCTGTACCGCAGGAGGACGGTGTGGACGTCGTACCGCCCGACGCGGCGCCGGAGGTCGAACTGACGGCAGAGCAGCGCGAGGCGAAGCTGTTCGATGCCTTCGGCATCATGCTGGCGCGCAACGAGCGCGAGGACTTCACCGCCGCCAACCAGCCGCACTGCAAGAAGCTGTACCCGATCGTCGGCTTCGAAGTGCCCACCGGCGAGCGCGACGAGGCGTGGAAGAAGTACCGCCTCAAGCAAGGCCTGGTTGACGAGTAGCCGTGGATTCCACCGGCATGCGCCTGCTGTTCAGGGACGACACGACGGACAACGTGGCGCCCTACCTCTGGAGTGATTTGGAGGTGTTCCACTACATGAACAGCGCGTACACGACCTTCGTGCGGCGCACCGGCGGCATCCCCGAGTACTACAACGACGAGACGTGCCTGGTCACGGCGAGCAAGAACGTCGAGACGTCGCCGCTGCATCCGAAGATCCTGACCATCCGCGAAGCGCACCTGGAGCCGAAGGGCGAGAAGGTGACAGTCGTCAACATGCAGGACGAGTCCTTTTTGCAAAACGAGGACTACGGCCTGTATCGGCAGCTCTCTGTTTCAAAAACAGTCGGAAAAGTTAAATACCTGGTCATCGGTATTCAAGATGACATTGCTAAGTGGGTGAGCATCCCCGACGTCGATTACCAGGTGCGTCTGCTGATCGAGCGCCTGCCGCTCGAAGAGATCACTGGGCTGCAGCAAGAATTCACGGACGTGAAGGAGCACCACCATCCGTTCTTCCTGCACTGGATGAAGCACCTCGCGTACAGCAAGCAGGACGCCGACACCTTCGACAAGGTGAAGGCCGCCGACGAGGAGCAGCGCTTTCTCTCGTACTGCGGCGCGGCGCGGCAGGAGAAAGAGAAGTACAAGCACAAGGTGCGAGTGGTGCGTTATGGCGGCCTCTGAAGACCGAGAAGAACTCATGCAACGCATCGCTTACCTGGAACAATGCCTCGCCCCCTTCGCTCGACTCGGTGGTCCGGCCGGGTTCCAGTCGTTCCGCCCTGATGCGGCGACAGCTGTTTTCACACTCGCCGGTGCCGTCACGGTCGGTGATTTTCGTCGCGCGGCCGCCGCGCTGCGCCGGGACAACGCGGTAGAATCCACGCACTAGGAGAGCCTCATGGCGAACACACTGTACGACAAGGGCCGCGAGCTCTTCCTCTCGGCGCAGATCAACTGGGCGACCGCCAACATCAAGTGCGTGTTGGTGGACACGGCAGCGGGCAAGTACAGCTTCAGCCCGTCACACAACTTCTACAACTCGGTCAATCAGAACAGCAGCGTCATCGCTGGTCCGATGACGCTGACCTGGGCCGGAGCGGGCTCGCCCAATCTGCCAGTCACTGCCGGTGCGGCGGATGCCGACGACGTGACGTTCTCCGCCGTGTCCGGCGCTTCGATCGAGGCGATCGTGATCTACGAGGACAAGGGCACCGGTGATGCGGCGGCGCCGCTGATCGCGTACATCGACACGGCAACGGGCTTGCCGATCACGCCGAACGGCGGCGACATCATCGTCACCTGGGACAACGGCGTCAACAAGATCTTCCGGCTGTAACCATGCCGCATGCGTCGGGAATCGGAGCGATCTTCGGAATCGTCTCCGAGAACGGGATTGCCAAAGTCGGCGGTCGTGTGGGTCTGTACGACCGCTCGACGATGCAGCTTTTGTCCAAGACCGTCGCCGATGCGCTCGGTGGGTACGTCTTCAACGGACTGAACCAGAACACCAACGACTACCTGGTGATGGCGCTGGACGATGACGGCACCCCCGCGAAGAACGCGCTGGTGCAGGATTACATCCAGCCGATCCCGGCGCACATGGGTGCGACGTTCCCGGGTAACTGGTGGTTCCTGGCGATGTCGCGTAACCCGCTGGGACTGATCGTTCCGCGCTTCGACGGTTCGCCTTCCAGGGCTGTGCCTGGCGTGACGCCGTATCCATACTGGAACACAGCCGACGGTACTGGTTCGTTCGAAATTGGGTATGGAATGGCCATCGGATCGTGGCTCTCCGGACTTGCTCCGATCACGCCTGGCGCGCCGCATCTTCCAACGACCCAGCTGACGTCAGCGCGGCTGGGCTTTCCTGGTCGCCACGTCGGCGACACTGCGTTCTTCGATTCGCCCACCTCCGAGTTCACGCTTGAGTGGGTGTTGGACGCGAGTGTCAGCGGCGCGCTGCAGTACTGCCGTCACTTTTCGTATCCGTCTAGCAATGCGAACGTGACGTTCGGCGTCATCGCGATGAAGTGGGACCGCGCGGCGAACAAGTTGTCGGCGGCGATCGTCAGCAACGACACGTGGTACAACAATCCGAACAACAATATCGACTTCACCAATTCGAGTCTGTGGCGCGGGCACACGCAGTACACCAACTCCGGCATCACCAACGCCGCGCACCACTTCGTGTGGGCGGTGCGGATGGGAGTGGAAGGCAAGCTGTACATCGACGGCACGCTGGTTGCCACTACGTCGCTGTCTGGTGAAACGCCGCTCCCTCCGGCGCCCAACAAGAAGGCTGGGTTCTACCTCTCTGGCATCGGCACCAATCCGACGCTTGGTACGTGCACGACGGGGCCGTTCGCGTGCTACCCAGTCAGGCTCACGCAGACGCAGGTGACGGCGCACTACAACGCGCTGATGGTGGGGTCGTCGCCGCTGGTCACTGGGTACATCCGTGACGTGGTGATGGACGAGCCGAGCATGATTTACCGCTGCGCAGCCGCTGGCCCGGGGACGGAGAACGAGTATCTCTCCAACGCCAATCCAGTGACGTACTACGGCACGCTCACGTTCGCACAGTCGTCGGCGGTGACTGGTGGGTCGATGGTCCTGTTCGGTGGTGGCACGGCGAACAACACGTTCTCTGGCGGCCAGCTGGGGTATCAGCAGTACACGATCGAGTTCTGGGTTAACCCGACTACGGCCGCGCCGCCTGCGACGCGGACTATCATGGCGGGGCGTGGGCCGGACGAGTCTACGATCATCTGGCGCCTCAACCAGCTGATCACGACTGGCAAGCTGGAGATGTATCATCGCAATTCGACGGGCACGTACGAGACGATCGTGTTCAACTACACGCCCGTGGCGTCGACGACAGTGCTCGTCGCCATCGTGGTGGACAAGGTCAACGCCGTCGCGAAGGTGTATGAGAACGGCGTGCTCAAGGATACGCAGTCGGTGCTGACTGGCTATCTTGATGTGATCTACCTCGACTACAACAACGAGTCGACGTGGAATTATAAGTATCTGCACATTGGTGGATTCCGCACCGCCGGTGGCACGATCAGCCAAGCGTTCTTTGGCAAGCTGGGCGAGATCACGTTCTACACCCGGGCGCTCACACCCGATCGCTTGCTGTCGCACTACGACTCGCGCACCTTGATCTAGCCTCCACATGCCTACCCTACTCGTCTCCGGGGCGGGGCTAGGCGACTCTACCCTCTACGGCACCACCCTAGTCGCCAACGTCGCGCAGGGTGCGCTTCCGCTCGGCTGGGATTCGTCGACCTTCTGGCAGCCGCGTGTCTCGCCGGACGTGCTCGGGCGCAACGTCGCCTTCGACTTCACCATCACGTCGGTGCAGCTTGGCAGCAATGTCCGGCTCGACTTCGACGCGACGCGGCCGGTCCCGCCTGGTGGCTGGGCCGACGACACGTTCGGCCTGACTACAGTCACCAACGTAGCGCAGGGCGGGACTTCGCAGGGGTGGGATAGTCAGCAGTTCGGCGCGGCGCTTGTTTCATTCGATCTGCCTGGGCGCCAGGTTTCGTTCAACTTCACCCTGGCGTTCACCCAGTCC